TACCAATACTGAAGAATCAAACCCTTTTGGAACAATTTAAATGGCCACTACTTACAATCGAGCCATCAGAAAACTAGTTGTTGGGTTTGGTAATCTATTTAACAACATTACTTTGGTACGATATAATCCAGATGAAACGGAACAACAAAGATTTATAGTTCCTATTGCTTATGCTGGCAAAGAAAAGTATGCTCAGAGGCTTGCTTTTGATCCAGACTTGGATAAAAAGGCAGCCATGTCTTTACCTAGAATGTCGTATGAAATGACTGGTCTGGACTATGATGCTTCAAGGAAACAAAACACAAATTTTAAAACATTTACAAAAACATCGGTTGGTGTAAAGTCACAATACAATCCAGTACCTTATAACTTTGATTTCTCTTTGTACATTTATGTGAGAAACATTGAAGATGGTACACAAATCATTGAGCACATATTACCATTCTTTACACCAGACTACACGATTAAATTAAATTTAATTCCTGAGATGGGTATTGTAAAAGAAATACCTATCTTATTAAATAGAGCAACACATGAGATTGAATATGAAGGTGACCGAGACTCCGACACTCGTATGGTTATTTGGACTTTAAATTTTACCGTCAAAGGTTTTATATTTGGTCAAACATCATCAACAGGATTAATAACAAGGTCGATTACTAACATATTAAGTGATAATAAATATGGCGATGTTCTTGCATCTTTAGGTGCAGGTAATGGAACTTACCAAGAAGGCGAAACAATATATCAAGGGTTTTCAATTAATACTGCCACAGCAACGGCTACAGTAGTATCTTGGTCAAATAATCAATTACGATTAACTAATATTGCTGGTAATTTTGTGTCTAGTGCAGTCGTAACAGGACTAACAACAAATGCACAATATAATTTTGGATCATTTACCGTTGTGCCATTAGAGCACGCACAGATTGATATCACACCTAATCCGTCAACGGCTAATGCCAATAGTAGTTATACATATACCACAACAATAACAGAAACAGATGATGATATGATTAGTGGTGATTTGATGGTACAATTTGGAACAGAAGATTTAACAACAGAAATAGGTGCTGTTGATTTACTTAACAACAGAAACGAACAATAGGTTAAAAAATGGCAAAAACATTACAATTCAGAAGATTAAGTACCGTTGCACTTGCTAATACAGTAGGTGCTAATGGAGAATTAATTGTTGATTCTTCAAACGGCACCATTAGTGTACATAACGGTACAACATCTGGTGGTAAAAGATTGGCAACAGAAACCTATGTTGTTAATACTGCCAATCAATTGATAACTGTTGCTGTTCCCACTAGACTTGGTCAATTAACTAACGACCTTGGTTATATTACATCAAATTCTAGTATTAGTGGTGGTTCAGCAACAGCAATCAGATTGTTTACACCAAGATATATTAATGGAGTTGCGTTTGATGGTACTGCCAATATTACAATTTCTGCTGCAAATACCACAGAGTCTTTAGCTCAATCGGCATTTACGCAAGCCAATACTGCATCTAACACAGCATCTTCAGCACAAGCAAATACCATTATACTTCAAGGTGTAAACACAACACAAAACACTAGAATGTCTGTGATTGAAGGTGGTTTAATTAGTTCAAATGCAAATACAGTATTTTTAAATAGTTTAATAACAACTAATAATACTAGGATTGCTGTTGTAGAAGGTGGTTTAATTACGGCCAATGCCAACACCATGGTTTTACAAGGTGTTAATACTGCTCAGAATACTAGAATGTCGGTAATAGAAGGTGGTTTAATATCAGCTAATGCCAATTCGGCCTACTTACAATCTATAATCAATACTGCAAATACAAATATTACGGCAGCTGCACAAACAGTTCCACAAAATGCTCAGTCGGTAAATTACACATTACAATTAACTGATGCTGGTAAACACATTTACTATACACAAGCAACTAGTAACACTCTTTATATTCCAACAACAGCCAATGTGGCGTTTTCTAATGGTACAACCATAATGATTGTTTCAAGAACATCTTCAAGTGCCAACGTAACTGTTTCACCAAACACAGGTGTAACTATGTATCTTGCTGGTAATACAACAAGCGCTTCAAGGAATGTTACTACATATGGTATGGCCACACTAATTCAAGTTGCAGCAAACACATGGTTTATTAACGGTACAGGAGTTTCGTAATGAGTGGTATGATGGCCATGATGTCTAGTAATGTTCAACGAACTACTGTTGCGGCCGCAGCATTTTCAGCAACTTTAGTTTATGATTTAGATGCAGCAAATTATTCTGCGGTGCCATCAAACTCATCAACAGTTGGATCGTATACATTAACTGTGGCCAATGCAGGAAACAGCATATTTTGGAATAGTGCCAATGGTGGATCATTTGATAAATTAAACAGTACAGGAACAGATTATATTTACGGTGGTCCAAGTTATGTAACTGGACAAAGTTATACAGTATTCATGGCATATAAACTATCGGCAACATCTGCTGGTAGATTGTTAAATACTCAAAATGAAGGCGTTAAAGATTGGTTGATGGGTGCTTATAATGGTAATCCAAAAACTTTTTATCCAAACTTTACTGTAAATTTACCAGGATCTGGTGCTGATACCGTTTGGCATTTGGATTTTGCAACATGGAATACCTCTACCAGTGTTGGTAATTTATACGCATCAACAAGCACTGCACCATCAGCAGTATCATTCACAGCAACTAGTGCTGGTGGCGGTGGTTTCAATCAATTAAGGTTGTTTAGTCGTTCAGCTGGTACTGAAGTTCAATCAGGTAGTATAGCATTTGTTAAAGTATATAATGGTGTGTTAGCTTTGGCTGACATACAATCTTTACACGCAACATATAAAGCAAGATTTGGATATTAAATTATGAATAACCTCGACAAAAGTTTGAGTGAAGTATTTGATGTAACTCCTATTGGTGAACAAGAATTACCAAAGAAACCATCTTTGCCAACAAATTACAAACAACCTGATATAGATTCCGATTTAACGGATGCCTATCAGCAATCAAAAGAAAATCTTCAAGGTATCATTGACCAAGGCCAAGAAGCCATGTATGAGATATTGGAGATTGCCAAAGCAGGCCAGCACCCAAGAGCCTTTGAAGTCTATGCCACTTTATTAAAGAACATGACTGAGGCCAACGATAGATTACTCAAGATACAAAAAGAAATGAGAGATATTTCTGGTATTAAAAAGGAACAATCTGGAACAACTATTGATAAAGCCATCTTTGTAGGTTCAACTTCCGAATTGAGTAAATTTTTAAAGGGTAAATGATGAAGTTATGGGTGAATGTTTGTTTTCATTATGTTCCAGAAAGATTAGAAAATTTCAACAAGTTAATAAAAAACCTACAGAAGATAAACTGTAAAGGTGTTAAGATTGTTATTAACTCCAACACAAATTTTAATGATGATTTGCAAATAGATGTTGCAGAGTTGGCAGACCCATTTCTTTTGACTTGGGAACACAAAAAATATATGCCACAATTTCTAGAATCGGACTATACACACTTTGCTTACCTAGAAGGTAACGTGGATGTTTCACAGAAAACATTTAATTACTGGTTAAGAACCAGAAAACTATTCAAAGATAATAATTTTAATTTTATTCCAGGTATCCACAGGATTGAAATTGATAAAGAAGGCAAGATATATTCCTTAGACTGTACCAACCGAGTGAACATTAACAACAATCAAAAGGTTATTATTGATGATGATATGTACCTATCTCTACCAGAACCATACCAAGGTATGTTTATTATGGACCGAGAGATGGTCGAAGAACATATAAAGTCCGATTACTTTAATGTTGGTCAAAAAGGATGGTGGGGTATTCGTGAATCTGCCAACCTAGGCAATACCTTTATTCATCCACCTGCAGGATTTAACCATCGAGTGTTGGTGCCAATGAAACACTTTACAGATTGCTGGGTTCACCATATGTCTAACAACTACGTCACCAATTCACAGTCGCCACATTCCAAAATATTAGTAGATAAACTATTTTATGGCAACTAAACTAAAAGAATCGTACCGTGATAATCCCCTACTCAAAAGAGTGGGTGTCAATGTTAATTTTAATGAAGAACAAATAGAAGAATATGTAAAGTGTCGGAAAGATCCATTATATTTTTCCAGATACATTAAGATTATTACACTTGATGAAGGTGTAACCGAGTTTAAAATGTATGATTTTCAGGAAGAAATGATTAAGACGTTCCATGAGAATCGTTTTACTATCATGAAATGTCCTCGACAGGTCGGTAAAACCACCACAACAGTCGCCTATCTTCTCTGGACGATACTATTTCAAGACTCACAATCAGTAGCAGTTCTGGCCAACCGAGGTGAGACCGCTCGTGGTATTCTAGGTAAGTTACAGTTAGCCTATGAGAATCTACCTATGTGGTTACAACAAGGTGTGGTAGAATGGAACAAAGGTCGTATAGAATTAGAAAATGGTTCGGTCATCGTGGCATCTTCCACATCAAGTTCAGCGGCTCGTTCTGGTTCATTTAACATTGTATTCTTGGATGAGTTTGCTTTCGTACCATCCAATATTGCCACAGAATTCTTCACCTCAGTCTATCCTGTTATTACTGCTGGTACCAAAACAAAGATTATTATTGTTTCTACGCCTAATGGTATGAATCTTTTTTATAAAATTTGGACGGATGCGGTCAATAAAAACAATAATTATATACCATTTGAAGTTCATTGGTCGATGGTGCCAGGCCGGGATGAAAATTGGAAAGAAGAAACAATTAAAAATACTTCTGAAAGGCAATTTAGGCAGGAGTTTGAAACTGAGTTCCTAGGTTCTTCTAACACACTTATCTCTGGTCAAAAGTTACAACAGTTGGCCTTTAAACCACCTGTGGCAGTACACGACAAGATGAATATCTATGAACATCCAGTCAAAGGTGATGATGAAACGACCAAAGACCATCTGTATGGCATTTGGGTGGATGTGTCTGAAGGTAAAAACTTAGACTGTTCAACCTTTTCGGTGATAGATATTTCAACCACACCATACAAACAAGTGGCAACTTATAAGAGTTCGGCCATATCTCCAATACTGTTTCCAACCATCATCTATAACGCTGCCAAGTATTACAATGATGCTTACGTTTTGGTTGAGATAAATAATACACCACAGGTTGCTGACATTCTTCACCAAGACCTTGAATATGAGAATTTATTTAAGGTGTTTACTGGTAATAAACAACCACAACAGTTATCGGCTGGGTTTGCCAGAGGAGTACAACTAGGTTTAAAAATGTCGGTTCAAGTTAAAAGAATGGGATGTTCCAATCTAAAGACTTTAATTGAAGGTAATAAATTACTCATCAACGATTTTGATACTATATCAGAATTAACTACCTTTGTTGCCAACAAGACATCTTTTGCGGCAGAATCGGAAGCAAATGATGACTTAGTAATGGGTTTAGTAATGTTTGCGTGGGCAACCACTCAAAAGTATTTTAAAGAAATTGTAAATCATGATATAAGAAAACAAATTCAGTTGGAAGATATGAATCAACTGGATCAAGAAATTTTACCAGCACCAATCATTGAAGATGGACGTGAGCATAACTTTGAAATCGTTGGAAATGATTTGTGGGAATTAGCGGATGGTGGTGAAGTTTATGCTGGGTTTATTAGAGATTCGTTAAGAAATCTCTAAATGTGGCCTTTGATAAATAAATCATGGTATTATAACTGCCAATAATCATAATATTCAAGGAGATAACAAATGGCATTCCAAATCTCTCCAGGCGTAAATGTTTCTGAAGTTGACCAAACAACGGTCGTGCCTTCAGTTCTAACTACAGCCGGTGCTTTTTCTGGGAATTTTCAATGGGGTCCAGCAAATAAAAGAATTCAGGTTTCTAGCGAAACACAACTTAATTCTATATTTTCTAGTCCAGATAGTAACACTTATGTTTCATATTTTACTGCTGCTTCATTTTTAGCGTATGGTAATAATCTTCAAGTGGTTCGAGCAGTAGGAACCACAGCTAAAAATGCCACAGGTAACACAGCTATTAAAATTCAAAACGAAGATGAATTTGATACCACATATTTAAATGTGAATAGTTCAAATTTCTATGGTGCTTTTACTGCTAGATATCCTGGTGCTTTAGGTAACTCTTTAACTGTTTCAGTTTTAGATGCCGGTCCATTACAAGCTAACGGTGCAGTTTATGAAACTCATTTTAATAGTTGGACTGCTTCCACAATTGGTTTATCTGGTGTAGTTACTGCCGCTCCGAATACATCATTCGAAGCTGCTGCAGCTGGAGCATCTTATGATGAACTACATATTGCTGTTATTGACTCAGGTGGTTTAATTACTGGTGCTAAAAATACCGTATTAGAAGTGTTTCCATTCTTATCAAAAGCTTCAGATGCAGTAGATTCTTTAGGTAATTCAAATTACTATAAGAATTACATCTACAATAACTCAAAATATATTTACGCTATTGATCCACCAAGTTACTCTACAACTAATTCTACTTGGGGCACTACTTTACCAGGTAAAACTTTTGCCACATTACAGACATTAAATGGTACCAATTCAACATTAACTGGTGGTTCTGATGTACCTGTAACGGATGCTAATTTAATATCATCTTATGGTCTATTCACCAACTCTGATGAAGTAGACATTTCTTTAGTTATTACAGGTGGTGCAAGTGTAACTGTACAACAATACGCTATTGACAATATTTCTTCAGCTCGTAAAGACTGTATTGCTTTTGTTTCACCAAGATATTCTGATGTAGTTGGTCAATCTGGTAATGAAACAACAAACATTAGGTCTTGGATTACAAGTTTGGCTAGACAAAGCAATGCAGGAACATATGCTGTTGCTGATTCTGGTTGGAAATATATGTTTGACAAGTATAACAACACATACCGTTATGTTCCACTCAATGGTGATATCGCTGGATTATGTGTATATACTGATTCTGTTCGTGATCCTTGGTTCTCTCCTGCTGGATTTAACCGTGGTCAAATTAAAAATGCTGTTAAATTAGCATGGAATCCTACTAAAACACAGAGAGATACAATTTACGCTATAGGTGTTAATCCAGTAGGTACATTCCCAGGACAAGGAACAGTATTGTTTGGAGATAAAACTCTACAAGCTAAACCATCTGCTTTTGACCGTATCAATGTACGCAGATTGTTCATCGTATTAGAAAAAACAATTGCACAGGCAGCTAAGTTCTCATTATTTGAATTCAATGATGACTTTACTCGAAATCAATTTGTTGCTCTGGTAACTCCATTCTTAAGAGATGTTAAAGGTCGCCGTGGTATCTATGACTATCGTGTTGTTTGTGACGCTACAAATAATACATCACAAGTTATTGATGCTAATCAGTTTGTGGGTGACATATATATTAAACCAGCACGGTCAATTAATTACATTCAATTGAACTTTGTTGCAGTAAGAACTGGTGTTAATTTTAGTGAAGTCGTTGGGCAATTCTAATAAATAATTCAACGATATAGGAGAAAACAATGGCATTCAACGTAGCAGAATTTAGAGCAAATATGGTTGGAGACGGTGCTCGTCCCAACCTGTTTTCAGTCTCTCTAGCGTTTCCATCATTTGTGACCAACAGCGCAGCTGCTGGACAAAAAACTACATTTATGGCAAAAGCAGCACAGTTACCAGGTTCAACAATTAATACAGTACCAATGTATTACTTTGGACGTGAAACTAAATTTGCCGGCAATAGAAGTTTTGCACAATGGTCTTTAACTATTATTAATGATGAAGATTTCACGATTCGCAATTCTATGGAATCATGGATGAATTCCATTAATAGTCATGCCGGAAACCTCCGTAATATAAATGTTAAAACACCAACATCATATACAAGTGATGCTCTTGTTACTCAATACGGAAAAACAGGCGATACATTAAAAGAGTATAAATTTGTTGGATTATTTCCAATTGATATTGGCACAATCGACCTAGGTTGGGACCAAAACGATTCTATCGAAGAATATTCGGTGACGTTTGACTATCAATGGTGGGAATCTGCAACAACAACCTAATATGTATTATTTTACGGAGAGGATTTACTCCTCTCCACTATGATTTTTTGAATTGAAATAGGACAATATGGCAGCTAATAAATTTTCACTTTTCGGGTTTACCTTCTCTCGTCAAAAGGATGATACCAAAGACGTTCAACAGTCTTTCACGCCTCCTTCAAACGAAGATGGTGCACTCACGATTACTTCTGCCGCTTATTATGGAACATATGTTGATTTAGACGGCACAGCAAAAAATGAAATAGAATTGATTGGTCGTTATCGTGAAATGGCAATGCAGCCAGAAATTGAATCTGCTATCGATGATATCATTAATGAAGCTATTTGTAAAGACGATACCGGACAAAGTATCAAGATGGTGTTGGATGATGTAAATCAACCAGACAAAATTAAAAAGGCATTAAAGGCAGAATTCACTACTGTTCTTAGGTTGTTAAACTACAACCAAATGGGACAAGATATCTTCAGAAGATATTATGTTGATGGTAGAATGTATTACCATGTTATCATTGACAGAGAAAATCCAACAGGTGGTATTCGTGAGTTACGGTATATCGATCCAAGAAAACTCCGTAAAGTCAGAGAGATTAAAAAATCTAAAGACGAAAGAACTGGTGTAGAGATTGCTGATGTGGTAAATGAATACTACATCTTTAACGACAAGGTAATCTCTGGTTCGTCTAGTAACTTTGGTCCAGTTGGTGTTCGTATTACTTCAGACTCCATCATTTCAGTTGTTTCTGGTCTCATGGATTCACGCAGGTCTATCGTACTTTCATATCTACACAAAGCAATTAAACCACTCAACCAATTAAGGATGATTGAAGATGCTACTGTCATATATCGAATTTCTAGGGCTCCTGAGCGTAGGATTTTTTATATTGATGTGGGTAATCTACCGAAATTAAAGGCAGAACAATACCTCCGTGATATCATGGTCAAGTATAAGAACAAGTTGGTGTATGATGCACAGACTGGTGAAGTTCGTGATGACCGTAAGTTCATGTCGATGATGGAAGACTTTTGGTTGCCACGCCGTGAAGGTGGTAAAGGCACAGAGATTACAACACTACCTGGTGGTCAAAACCTAGGTGAGTTGGAAGATGTTAAATACTTTGAAAAGAAACTATATAAGGCACTAAGTGTTCCGGTTTCTCGTTTAAATCCAGAGACATCAGGATTTTCACTTGGTCGTTCTGGTGAAATCACCCGTGATGAATTAAAGTTTGCTAAGTTTGTTGACCGTTTAAGGTCTAAGTTTTCAAACCTATTTGAACAAGCAATGAGAGTTCAAGTGGTGTTAAAAGGTATTTGCACCGTTGAAGAATGGGACGAAATGAAGGAAAACATTCATTACGACTTCATCAAAGACAACAACTTTACAGAACTAAAAGATGCAGAGTTAATGACCAACCGGTTAGGTTTGTTACAACAGGTCGATCCTTATACTGGAAGATATTTCTCACAACTATGGATTCAAAGAAACGTGCTTCGATTGACAGACGATGATATTGAAGAAATGGATAAAGAAATACAAATGGAAAAAGAAGAAGGTTTAGGTTTACCGGTTGGTGTAATGAATGATGTGGCACAACAACAAATGATGTCTCAAGTACCTCAACAGCCACAACATCCAGATAACCAAAAACATGAAATTGATATGGCATCACAAGCGGCAGACCAAAAGGCAAAACAACAGCCAAAAAAATGATAAATAATTAATCGGGAGAAATAAATGGATAAAGATATAATCGACTATGCAATGAATGATGACGGTGTGGAATTTAGAAATGCTTTATATGCATCTATTCACGATAAAGTTTCAGCACATATGGAATTAGCTAAGCAAAACATGGCAAGGAATTTAATTATTCCGGCCGTTGAAGAAGATGTTCCACAAGACGAACCTTCTGAAGAAGAAGAAACTGAATAATAGGATAGAAAAATGGCAATTGCAAATAGCACACAAATTTTAATTGATACCAATAAACGAACCGTTATTAAACGAGTTGGTATTATTGATTCGGATGAAAACGAAACCGTTATCATTGATCCGAGAGCTTTAACTCATGCTTTAAATGCCAATAACTTACCATATTATTCAGGCAATACCGTATACACAGGATTTGCCAATTCAGCATTTACTATTTCTAGAGTTATTATGGCCGTTGATGCTGAAGTGGGTCATGTACAATTAAAATGGCAAGGTACAACAACATCTACGCCTATTATTGCAATGGGTGTAGGTACTCTTGATTCAAACCCACAATACCAATTACCAACAATTTCAAATAATGCCGTTGGTCCTACAGGTAACGTAACAATTAAAACAGTTGGTACTACTGCTAACGCTGCTTACACAGTTATTATTGAGTTGCATAAAGATAATAGATTCTATAGTGCTGGTCAGTTCCAAGATCCAGCGGCGTTTAACTACGGTGATTACGCAATACATCCATAGAAAGATAACGATGAAACTCATTAAAGAAATAAACGATAACGTAAACTACACTTACCTAGAAGAAGCAAATGGTAAGAAGTGTTTGCATATTGAAGGACCTTTTTTGGTTGCCGAAACTAAAAATAAAAATGGTCGTTTGTATGAGTATAACACAATGAAAAAAGAAGTAGACCGTTATACTAGTGAGTACATCAACAAAAGCCGAGCCTTTGGTGAGTTAGGACATCCTGAATCACCTTCTATTAATCTTGACCGTGTATCACACATGATTGTAGGATTAAGAGAAGATGGTAATCAATGGGTTGGCAAAGCAAAAATATTAGATACACCAATGGGAAACATTGCACGAAGCTTAATTGAAGGCGGTGCTCAATTAGGTGTATCTTCAAGAGGCATGGGTTCATTGAAGAACGTCAATGGCGTTAATGTAGTTCAACCCGATTTCTATCTAGCCACAGCGGCAGATATCGTAGCAGACCCTTCCGCACCTGGCGCTTTTGTACAGGGTATTATGGAAGGTAAAGAGTGGATGTTAGTCAATGGTGTTTGGACAGAACAATATATTGAAGAAGCTAAGAGAGAAATCAAACAAGCTTCCACAAAAGATATTGAAAAAGTAAGTCTACGCATATTTGAGAACTTCATGAAAAAACTTTAATTATAAATATCCAATATAAATCAAGGAGATTTTCAAAATGGCAAATTTTAATTTATCTGACGCCGCTAAAAACATTCTGTTAGGCGAAGATTCCAAATCAACATTCGATAGCAACATTGCTTCTAAAAAAGGTGGTGCTGATAAGGGTGGTAAATTATCTACATCTGTGGCTTATGGTCAAAAAGATGCTGGTAAAATTGGTGATTCACCAGAAATGATGGGTGATGCAAATCCAAACTACACTGCAGGTTCACCAACTGCTACTCCTCCAGGTGCCACACCTCCTGTAGGTGCAGAGCCGATGAAGAAGTTGGCTACTCAACCAGGTAATCAAGGAAGTGGTGATACTCCAGTTCAACAACCTGCTACCGATTACTCTGCTATCCGTGACCGTATTGCTGGTAAGCGTGCTGCACAGACTATGAAATCAAATCCAGGTGCCACATTCCAATCTTACGGTGAAGAAACTGAATATGACGAAGAAGAAGAAGTTGAATCATTGGATGAAAAAGAAGGAACTGGTGCAAGTGATCCATTAGCAAATAGACAAGACTATGCAAAACGGCATGGTACTGGCCAAGTTTATAAGAAAACCCATGCTGGTGACAAAACAGGAATGTCACAAGCCTACGCATATGATATTAAACGCTCTGGTCCTAAAGGTAAGTTACCTGAAGAAGTTGTCTATGAAGAAGAACATGATGATGAAAAAGAAGATAAAAAATTAATCAAGAAAATGATTAGTAAAGAAAAGATGAAAGAAGATATGGACGCTCTCCTATCTGGCGAAAATCTTTCTGAAGAATTTGTAACCAAAGCAACTACAATTTTTGAAGCTGCCGTTATTGCTCGTGCTGAAGAAGTTATCGTTGAAGCCGAAGAGCAGTTAATGGAAGAATTTGAAATTGCTGTTGAAGCAATCAAAGAAGATTTAGCCGCTAAAGTAGACGCATACTTAAACTATATGGTAGAAGAATGGATGCAAGACAATGAACTTGCTATTCAATCTGGTTTAAAGGCTGAAATTACTGAAGAATTCCTAACTGGTTTAAGAGATTTGTTTATTGAACACCACATCGATATTCCTGAAGATAAGGTAGATATCGTTGAGGAATTGGCAGCTCAATTAGAAGCTACTGAAGCCGTTCTAAACGAAGAAATTGCTCGTGGAGTTGAACTAAAACAAGCATTAAACGAACAGAAAAAATTTGAGGCTATCTACACAGCGTGTGAAGGCCTGTCGCAAACTCAAGTAGAAAAAATGAAATCACTCGCAGAGGGTGTTGATTTTACTACTGAGGAAGAATTTACAACTAAATTAGAAACTTTGAAAGAATCATATTTCAAGTCTGATGTTAAAGTTGCAAGTACTGATGCGTTAGATGACGAAGTTTTAATCGAAGAAGAAAAGAAATCATTGAAGTCTAATGATTCCGAAATCAACTTTTATGCAAAAACCATTTCCCAAAACTTGGTAAAATAATAACAAGATACCCATAAGGAGAACTAAATGTATCTAACAGAAGAATTATCGAAAACTTGGGCACCAGTTCTGGATCATCCAGAATTAGAGCCTATTAAAGACCCGTACAAGCGTGCAGTTACTACTGTTATTCTTGAAAATCAACGTCAAGCCATGGCTCAAGACCGTTTAGCTTTAAACGAGACTGCTACTGGTGGTACTTCAGGACCAAACGTAACTGGTTCTGGCATAAGTAACTTTGATCCAATCTTGATTTCATTGGTACGCCGTTCATTACCTAACTTAATCGCTTATGACGTTGCTGGTGTACAACCAATGACAGGTCCTACAGGATTAATTTTCGCAATGCGTGCTCGTTACACTAACCAGTCTGGTACAGAAGCTTTCTTCAACGAAGCCAATACAGCCTTCTCTGGTTCTTTCTCTGAAAATAACCCATACGGTTTCAAAGGCACACGTGCTTCTGACGTATCAGGTTCTTTCCAAGATCCAACAAGCAAGGCAACTACTACTGGTATTGCTATGCCAACAGCTAATGCTGAAATCCTTGGTACAGACACAGACTATACTAAAGCTTTTCAACAAATGGCCTTCTCTATCGAGAAAGTTACTGTTACTGCTCAATCCCGTGCTCTAAAGGCAGAGTATTCTTTAGAACTAGCACAAGACTTAAAAGCAATTCATGGTCTTGATGCTGAAACAGAATTATCAAACATTCTGTCTACAGAAATTCTTGCTGAAATTAACCGTGAAGTTATTCGTACAATCTATACTTGTGCTGTTGCTGGTGCTCAGTATGGTACTACTACTGCTGGTTATTTTGACTTAGATACTGACTCTAACGGTCGTTGGTCTGTTGAGCGTTTCAAAGGTTTGATTTTCCAAATCGAACGTGATGCTAACGTAATTGCTAAGCAAACTCGTAGAGGTAAAGGTAATGTTCTTATCGTTTCTTCTGACGTAGCTTCAGCAATGGCAATGGCTGGTGTATTGTCTTATACTCCTGCTCTCCAAACTGACTTACAAGTAGATGATACAGGTAACACATTTGCTGGTTTGTTACATGGCCGAATCAAGGTTTATATTGACCCATACTTTGGTGGTTATACTTCTAACCAAGAATTAGTAACTATCGGTTACAAAGGTTCTTCACCATACGATGCTGGATTGTTCTATTGCCCATACGTTCCATTACAAATGGTTCGTGCAGTTGACCAGTTCACATTCCAACCAAAAATTGGATTCAAGACTCGTTACGGTATGGTTGCTAACCCATTTGCACAAGGCGTAACTGCTGGTTTAGGTGCATTGACAGAGCGAACAAACGTATACTATCGTATATTTGGCGTTAAGAACTTGATGTAATCAAATCACCTCAGAGTGATACTTTAGAGAGACCTCTTCGGAGGTCTCTTTTTTTATGACCTAAATACCTGTATGCAAGAAAGTAAAAATATAATCCTTCTGGAAGAAATTTTAGATTTACGATCCAGAAAGAAAAAGGAACTTGAGTATTATAACAAACAATTGGAAGAACTCAAGTTAAGGATGTTTTTTATACAAAAAGAAATTGATTTGACAGGTAGTATAATTGTTATGATTGAAAAAGAAAAAATGGTAGACCTTAAGAAGATTATAAATGACAGCAACCACAAGAACTCCTGAAAATACCAGTTACTTACAAGCGTCAAAGTTTTTATTAACCTTTGATAGAATACCTAACGTCCAGTATTTTTGCCAAACTGTAAACTTACCTGGTGTTAGTATTGGCCAAGCAACCATCAACACACCAACTTTGGATGTATTTTCTCCAGGCAATAAATTAACTTATGAAAGATTGAATATAAATTTTATTGTTGATGAAGATATGGTTACTTGGCAAGAATTATATAAATGGTTTAGGTCTATGGGTTCTCCTGAAGGTGTTACAGAAAAGAATTATCTATCGGCAATGCAAAACCAATTTGCCAGTAAAAACAAAAAGTATTATTCTGATGCCACACTCACCATTCTTTCGGCATTAAACAATCCAATTAATCGTGTACGGTACTTCAATACCTTTCCAATAAATTTGGATGGTATTCAATTTGATACCAAAAGGTCGGCAGATGATATTATTACCTGTGATGTTTCTTTGGTGTATGACTATTTTAATTTTGAGTCGGCTTGATAACATTCGCTTGACACGATAACATAAGTTGTGTTATAATGTAGATTTGGTGTTAAATTATTGAAAATATTATGGAAAATCTAGAACAAGTATTAAAATATTGGGAAAAAGATGCAGACATGGACCAGACAGAACCTGGCAAAGAACTGCTGAACATACCTAAACTACACAACAAATACCTCAGTATACTCACGAAGCATAAAATAGCCTCAAAGAAGGCACACTTTGATTATCTCCGTATGCGGAAGATTAAGTGGGAATACTACACAGGTAAAATGTCCAAAGACGAATTGGATGAATATGGTTGGACTCCATTTCAGTTTACACTTAAATCGGATATCACCACCTATCTAGAAGCAGACGGAGACCTAATCAAGTTACTTGAGAAGAAAGTATACCATGAGGAAACTGTATCTGTAATTGAATCCATTATGAATGAATTGAAGCAACGAACATGGCAACTGCGTGATTTTATATCATGGGAAAAGTTTATCGGTGGACAATAAAGAACACTTAACCATCTCCAAAGTAAATGAAGTATATGCCAAAATAGAATGTGAGAAACACATCGCTAAAGAGGTATCAGAATACTTTACATTCTTTGTTCCTGGTTATACCTTTGTTCCAGCCTATCGTAATAAAATATGGGATGGAAAGATAAGGCTTTTTGATTCTAGAAATTCTCAAATCTACATGGGTCTTATTGGTAATGTAGAGGAGTTTTGCCAAGAGCGTGATTATACATTTACTCATAACTTTGTTGATGATGATTATCCTTTGTACCATGCCAAAAAATTTATAGACGATTTAAAAATCCATGCTCGTGGTGAACCAATTGAGGTAAGAGAACATCAAATAGAAGGTTATATTCATGCCATGCGTAAGCGCAGAGCATTGTTATTATCTCCTACGGCTTCAGGTAAATCATTAATCATCTATCTTATCTTTCGTCAATTGCAACAATATCAAAATCTCAAAGGCCTTGTTATCGTTCCAACCACATCTTTGGTTGAACAGTTGTACTCAGACTTTGCCGATTACAACAACGATAACATGGAAGAACATTTACACAGAGTATATCAAGGTAAAGACAAAGAGTCAAGCAAACCTTTAATAATTTCCACATGGCAATCTTTATATAAGTTGCCTAAAGAATACTTCCATCAATTTGATTATGTAATAGGTGATGAGGCTCATTTGTTCAAAGCACAATCACTTACAACCATACTCACCTCTTGTATCAATGCCAAGTATCGTATAGGTCTCACAGGTACTTTAGATGGTACTAAAACACATAAGCTTGTATTGGAAGGTTTATTTGGACCAGTAAACAAGGTAATCAGTACCAGAGAGTTGATTGATAAGAACCAGGTGTCCGACTTTGAGATTAAATGCCTTATATTAAAACATCCAGATGAGAAATGCTTAGAGTATAAAGATAAAACTTACCAAGAAGAAATACAGTATCTAATATCCAACCAAGTTAGAAATAAATTCATTAAGAATCTTGCAGTTAGCCTAGGCAAAAATACATTAATACTCTATCAAATGGTTGACAAACATGGTCAAATCCTGTATGATATGATAAAGGATACAGAGAAGATTGGCAATAGAAAAGTTTTCTTTGTGCACGGTGGAACTGATACGACTGACCGTGAAGAAATTAGAAGAATTATGGAGATTGAAAACGATGCAATTGTAGTGGCTTCTTATGGTACTTTTAGCACAGGTATCAATATTAGAAATTTACATAACATCATATTTGCAATGCCAACTAAATCTTCAATTAGAACCCTACAAAGTATTGGTAGAAGCCTTAGGCAAAGTGAAGGCAAAGAGATAGCAACTCTTTATGATATTGCCGATGACCTGAGATATAAAAAACATATGAACTACACCTTAAAACATTTCGTGGAAAGAACTAAGATATATAATGATGAGCAGTTCCCTTTTAAAATATACAAGATTGGATTAAAAAATGCTTGAATATAAAACACAGATTATTAAATTACAAAATGGAGAAGATTTGATTGCCAATGTTTCTATTGATGGCTTAAATCATTACATATTAGATGAACCGATGGCTTTCAGTATGGATTTCCGTGGAGTAGATTCTGGGTTAATTATGAGGCAATGGTTGCCAATTCAATTGATTAAACAAAATCAGATGCAGGTACATACCAAAGATATACTGACGATGGCAGAACCAAATGAAGAATTCGTGGACTACTATATGTATACTGTGGAAAAGATTAAAAGTGTTTTAAGTGCCAAAGAACTGGCAAAAGAAATGAGTGATGAAGAATTACAACTAGCAATTAATGATTTTCAGGACATACAATATGATGGTACTGGTGTATTACATTAATAATCTCAAAACAGGACATACTCGACTTTACTCTCTTGTCAAGCGTTTGTCAATAACTTTAGGTGGTAAACATGGCGACTAAGCAAAAACATTACATTAACAACGCTGATTTCTTGGCAGCATTAATGGAATACCAAGATAAGTGTAAGAGTGCTAAAGAAGATAAAAAACCACCTCCAGCCATTCCTAATTACATAGGTGAGTGTTTTATGAAGATAGCAGAGGGTCTATCACACAAACCCAACTTCATAAACTATACCTATCGTGAAGAAATGATGTCCGATGGTATTGAAAACTGCCTGATGTACTTTGGTAATTTTGATCCAACCAAATCAAAGAACCCATTTGCCTACTTTACACAGATTATATACTACGCCTTTCTACGAAGGATCCAAAAAGAGAAGAAACAGCTCTATGTTAAGTATAAAGCCACAGAACAAATGGGCATACTTGATGAAATGGAAATGATGGAATTTGAGGATGGAACCAGTAAACAGTTTGAACTCTATGATAACATTGCTGAATTTATTGGCAACTATGAAGAAGCTCAAGATAAAAAGAAAGAGGTAAAGAAGCCCAAGGGTATTGAAAAGTTCTTAGGAGAATGATATAATGTACAGAGTAACTTATTTATTGCAAGACTATGTTATTTGCAAAGAGTTTAAAAAATTCGATGAAGCAGCTGTGTTTTCTATTAAACAACCAGTTGATTCAATTCTAGAAATTAAATACTATGACGATGTTGACCACAGAAAACCAGACCGCAACTAAAGTTGCAATTATAACCGACCAACATTTTGGAGCAAGGAATGACTCACCTCATTTCTTGGATTATTATGAGAAATTTTATCGAGATACTTTCTTTCCATGTCTTGCCAATAATGGCATTACTACTGTTCTTATACTCGGTGATACGTTTGACCGTAGGAAATACATAAACTTCTACAGCCTCAAGCGTGCTAAAGAGATGTTCTTTGATGAGTTAGCCAGAAACAATATTGAAGTTTATATGTTGGCTGGCAATCATGATACTTACTTCAAGAATACCAATGATGTAAACTCGGTAGACCTACTACTTAATGAGTATGAAAATATCCATGTTATAGATTCACCACAGACAATACACTTAAATTATAGTGAAGTCGGTTGTGATGTATTGATGATGCCTTGGATTTGTGCCGAGAACTATGATGAGAGTATGTTGGAACTTAAAAACAATTCCGCTTCTCTTTGTATGGGACATTTTGAGATTGCTGGGTTTACTATGCACCGTGGTATGACATCTGATGGAGGATTGAGTCGTGAAATTTTTAGGAAATTTGATATGGTCTTTTCTGGCCACTTTCACCATCGCTCTACTTCAGACAATATTTCTTACCTTGGCAATCCTTATGAGCTCACGTGGCAAGATTACAACGACACTAGGGGTTTTCACCTTTTTGATTTGTCTACTCATACTTTGGAGTTCATCCCGAATCCCAACGTAATGTTTCATCGTATTGTGTATGATGATAAGGCGGAATCTATTACAGAAATCACCAACAAAGATTTGACCAAGTATACCAATACCTATGTTAAGGTAGTGGTTGTGAATAAAACTAATCCTTATCTGTTCGACAAGTTCATGTCTTCATTATACAATGTTAATCCAATCGATATTACCATTGCCGAGGACTTTATTGACTTGACAACAGGCGTAGAAGATGATATGATAGACCAAGCTGAAGATACTATGACGATTATAGAAAAGTTTGTCGATGGTATCTCCGAAGAATCTATTGATAATAACAAGCTGAAAACAGTAATGCGTGAATTATATGTTGAGGCCTTAAACCAAGAACAAGCATGATTATATTTGAAAAGCTTAGATGGCGCAATATTTTAAGCACCGGTAACTCATTTACGGAATTAAATCTAACTAAATCTTCAAACACACTTGTTATAGGTAATAACGGTGCCGGTAAATCCACTATGTTGGATGCCTTGTGTTTTGGTTTGTTTGGAAAGCCATTTCGTAAAATCAATAAACCCAACCTATTAAACTCTATTAACCAACAACAAGGTGTGGTTGAGGTTGAGTTTTCTATTGGCCAAAAGAAGTATAAGATTATTCGTGGTATTAAACCAAACACATTTGAAGTATATTGTAATGACCAGTTAGTGGACCAAGATGCGAAAGCTAAAGACTACCAAGACCACCTAGAGAAATTTATTCTCAAAATAAACTATAAGTCTTTTACGCAAGTAGTCATCTTGGGATCCGCCTCATTTGTTCCGTTCATGCAGTTATCACCTGGTGACCGTAGAGCAATCATTGAGGACTTATTAGATATTCAAATTTTCTCCTCTATGAATGGCATTGTTAAAGATAAGATGGCCGTTATTAAAGACGGAACATTGAAGAACAAATATGCCATGGATTTGGCATCTGAGAAGATACTATTACAGAAACAGAATATAGAGGAACACAAGAAGCACAACCAGTCGGAGATAGAAAAGAAGAAGAAAGATGTGGCAGATAGTGTAAACCAAATCTTTACCTTACAAAAGGATATTGGTTTAATCCAAAAACATATTGATGTGTTACAAAGTAAAATTGCCGATAAACTGGCAGTAGAGACCAAGAGTTCCAAGTTACTACAGTTGGAATCTAAGCTAGAATCTAGAATTAAAAAAATTGATAAAGAGGTATCTTTCTATGAGCAAAACGATAACTGTCCCACCTGTAAACAAGGAATTGAAGAATCATTTAGACAGGAACAAGTGGTTACTTTGGGCACAACTAAACTGGAGGTTGACAAAGGACTTACAGAATTATCAGTTCAGATTGCCACAACCAATAAAAGATTCGAAGATATACAAAACAGTTTAAAACATATTACGGCACATAGTAATGAGATTGTAAAACACAATTCTACGGTGTCTGCCATCAACCAATATGTTACTAAAATGCAGAAAGAAATTGAGGAGTTATCCAATCGTAAAGATAACTTAGAGGAAGAAAATACCAAACTGGTTGAGTTGCGGGCTGAGTTGTCCGCTTTGATTAAACACCAAGAAGGCCTTTCTATTGAGAAACAATATCTGGAGTTTGCTGGTAACCTTTTAAAAGATACAGGCATTAAAACAAAGATTATCAAGCAGTATTTGCCAATCATGAATAAACTGATTAACAAATACCTAACTGCCATGGACTTCTTTGTGAATTTTAATATCAATGAGAACTTTGAGGAGTCTATTAAGTCCAGACACCGTGATGATTTTAGTTATGCCAATTTCTCTGAAGGTGAAAAGATGAGAATTGATTTGGCATTACTATTTACTTGGCGACAAATTGCCAAGATGAAGAATTCAACCAATACCAATTTATTAATATTGGATGAAGTGTTTGATTCCAGTTTAGATACTGTGGGTACAGATGAGTTTTTGAAGTTGTTATATGAAATGGATAAGGACACCAATGTGTTTGTTATCAGTCATAAGGGTGACCAACTGTTTGATAAGTTTAGGTCTGTGATTAAGTTTAAGAAAGTTAATAATTTTAGCCAGGTGGAATAATGAGTGATATAATTACCTTCAATACCGAAGATGCAGTAAAGAAAGAAGTGGTAAAACCACAACAAGCGGAGATATTTCAATTACTCCGTGAGGATCATCCAATTTTATTGGAGAAAATGCCTCAGTTTGATTTCGATAAACCTCCTGTAGACCCTATTAAGTTTGCTTCCACTTTGGTGGATACTTGTAAGTATTATCGAGGGTATGGTTTATCTGCCAACCAATGTGGGTTTAAGTATAATGTATTTGTTATGGGAACAAATGATGATTATGTTGCCTTTTATAATCCAAAGATAGTTTCCAGCAAAGGTGAAATTCATCTAGCTGAAGGATGTTTATCTTTTCCATTACTAGGGTTACATATCACCAGAGCAGAAATGATTGATATTGAATACCAAGATTACAATGGAGTCCTTAGACAGGCAACTTATTCTGGTATATCTGCTCGTTGTTTTCAACATGAGCTTGACCATATGCACGGAATAGTGTATACTCAAAGAGTGAAGCCAATGGCATTACAAATGGGTATCAAGAAACGTAACAAACTAATGAAGAAAATGAGAATTAAATAATGGCAACTCCAATCGAGTTTGTGGAAGAACAATGGCAAACATGGATTGAAAAGAATCCTCTTGGCACATATGAACATATTGACCAAGAAAAACTAGTTGAGGTTCTCACCAAAGATTTGACCTATGCCTCTGGTATGGATGTGAAAGAATATACATTGTACCAAAAGTGGTGTGAGATTAAAGAGAGATATCCAGTTCAAGAGGTATCTACTTTGTTTGGTCAAGATATGCAGATGATATATCCAGAACAAGAAAAACTTATTAATCAAGTTAAATCTAATTTCTGGATGCCAAAAGAACCTGATGACTATGCCAAATTACAACCAGTTATGAAATTACATAATGGTGAATTGGCCGAAACATGGAATGCCATTCGAACATTCTCATCAACAATGAAGAATAACTCCAATATTGGACGTAACCTATTCTATACGATTGAAGATGAGATTACCAAAAAGTATCTTGGTGTTATTTGTATATCATCAGACTTCTTGGATTTAACTCCAAGAGACAATGCAATTGGATGGTCGAGGGATGTTAAGACTTCACAAGGCATGATTAATCATACTGCCATTGGGTCTACGATTGTTCCATTACAACCTCTTGGTTATAATTATATGGGTGGAAAGTTATTGGCATTGTTATGTCTTGCTGATACAGTTCAAAATGATTGGAAGGAAAGATATGGGGATGTCTTGGTCGGAGTTACAACTACTTCTCTTTATGGTAATACTAAGTCTAATGGTCTTTCCCAATATGATGGACTAGAACATTGGAATAAAATGGGTTTCTCCTCTGGTTCTGTGGCATTTGAACCATCGAGAACCACTAAGAGAATGATATTTAATTGGATTAAAGAGAATCACACTAAGAAATACTTTGAGTGGTGGGAAGCCAAGAACAAACAAGGACTGCCATTGAAACGTGACCATAAGAATAGGTCATTGCACTTTGCTTATCCTAAACTTGGCATACCAAAAGAATTAACCAGAACAGAACATCAAAGAGGAATCTATTTCTCTCCTCTTTATGACAACACCAGTGAATATCTCCGTAAGGAGATTGGTGATGATAAACTAGTAAAGTCGTTTGATACTAGTTTAGAAGCCTTGACGAATATTTGGAAAACCAAATATGCTAAAGGTCGCATATCAATGTTGAAGAAAAAGAATACTGTTTCGTATGAAGCCTTATTCTATGATGACTTGATAAAAATGTCTTGGGAAGAAACCAAGGCAAAATATCTGACACAAGTTGGCAGATAATCAAGTGTACCACAAGTATGCTTGACAATCATACTATATAATGTTATGATGGTGTCACTCGTTATTGGCGAGGATTTTTTAAATTATGAACAAGGAGTTCTATATGAAGTTATCAGCAAAAGAGAAGATGTTAGTTGCACTCAAGCAAACAAGTGGTTATAATACTTTTTCCACTAAGCAAGCACAAAGACGTTTTGGTATCACCAACGTTGCTGCTCGAATCGATGAGTTACGTCAAGAAGGTAACGTAATTTACACAAACACCAAGAGTGTTGACGGTAAGAAAGTTTCTTTCTATCGTTTAGGTACACCAACTAAGGCAATGGTACGAACTGCTTTAGCTGCCGGTTATTCACTAACTGCTTAATTAGTGCCCTTTGAGGAGTCCACCGAAAGGTGGCTCCTTTTTTATTATTTTTGGAGCAAAAATGGAAATATCAATAAGAAAAGAAGATTTACAAACAAAAAAACTATTTGTGGCCACTCCAATGTATGGCGGAATGAACTGTGGACTATACATGAAGTCATGTTTAGATTTGCAATCAGTTTGTATGCAATACGGAATTCAAGTTAAGTTTTCGTTTTTGTTTAACGAATCTCTAATTACTAGAGCAAGAAATTATTTGGTCGATGAATTTTTAAATAGGTCGGATGCATCACACCTATTATTCATTGACTCTGATATACACTTCCAACCAGAAGATGTAATCGCAATGTTGGCCTTAGACAAGGACGTAATTGGTGGTCCTTATCCTAAGAAGGCAATTAAATGGAAATCAGTTAAAACAGCAATCACAAAAAATCCAGATATTGATTTAGGTAATCTAGAAAAGATTGCTGGTGACTTTGTGTTTAATCCAGTTAAAGGAACAGCACAGTTCTCCGTCACAGAACCACTAGAAGTATTAGAGATTGGTACTGGATTTATGATGGTCAAGCGTGAAGTATTTCCACAATGGGAAAAAGCATATCCTGAGTTTAGATATAAACCAGACCATGTAGGTCAAGCAAACTTTGATGGCACACGATACATTCATGCCTATTTTGATACAGTCATTGATAAAGATTCTGAGAGATACTTATCTGAGGATTATATGTTCTGTCAATGGTGGAGAAATATTGGTGGTAAAATTCACCTATGTCCATGGATGAGAACTGCACATATTGGAACGTATCACTTTCATGGAGATATGCCTGCTGTTGCTAATTTTGTTGGCGAAATGTAATGTTAGGTTCAATCGATAAGGTTAAATCCTCACAAACGGCCACAACAGGTGGTCGTAAGTTTGATGGTAACAAATTAGAATATGGTTTGTTACCACCTTTAGCATTAAAGGCAACAGTAGATATACTTACCTTTGGTGCTCAAAAGTATGAACGGGATAATTGGAAGTTTGTTCCTGATTCTAAGCGTAGATATTTTGATGCCGCACAACGGCATTTATGGGCTTGGAAAGAAGGAGAACAAAATGACCAAGAGACCGGTAAAAATCACTTGGCACATGCGTTGTGCTGCTTGATGTTTTTGTATGAACATGATATAATGTATTCTTTAAATAATGGAGAAGTGAATGAAACTATCAAATGAAACCTTAAATGTGTTGAAGAATTTTTCAACCATCAATCAAGGTTTGGAATTTAAACAAGGTAAGACAATCAAAACGGTATCTTCCAGTAAAGCATTAATGGCAGAAGCTACTTTAACAGATGACTTTCCAGAAACTTTTTGTATCTATGATTTAAACCAGTTCTTATCGGTCAATTCTTTATTCAAAGATAAACCAGAATTAGTTTTCGATGATGCCAATGTTGTCTTTACAAGTGGTCGTAACAAAGTAAAGTATCGTAAAACTGCCAAGAGTATGATTGTGGCTGCACCAGATACAAAAATTACACTACCTAGCCAAGATATTTCTTTCACTATGAAAGCAGAAGATTATCATTGGATTATGGATACTGCCAAAGTATTATCTTCACCACATATTGCCATTCAGTCTGATGGTGATGCAGTAGAGATTATTACCTTTGACGCAGCAAATGATTCTGCTCACGTTAATTCGATGCAGATTGAAGGCCTCAACGGTGGCGGTAAGAAGTATAAGATTGTGTTCAACACAGAAAACTTTAAGATGATTCCTGGTAGTTATGAAGTTACTATCAGCTTCAAAGGTATTGGTCATTTTAAAAATACAAAAGATAACATCCAATATTGGGTGGCTTTCGAATCTAAACACACTAAAACAGGAGAGTAATATGTTAGTACAATTTATTGATGCTGCCAGTAAGAAGGCTGTGGCTGTTAATCCAGACCATGTTGCCTGTGTATTTCTTGGCAAAAATGAAGAAGGTGAAGAAAAAACAGTAGTTAATTTATTGAATGGTAATGTTGTAGTAGATGATGATTATTTGGAAGTAGTTGGCCGTATACAAGGCGAATTAAATCAAAAGTAATTTTTGAGTAGTATTATATTATGGGAGTTTTGAATGGAACATTTACTATGGGTCGAGAAGTATCGACCAGCCAAAGTGGAAGATTGCATTCTTCCGGATGCAATTAAAACCACTTTTCAAGAATATGTCAATAGAAAAGAAATACCAAACTTATTACTTTCAGGCACAGCAGGTGTTGGTAAAACAACAATTGCGAAAGCCCTCTGTGAAGAAGTTGGCTGTGACTACATTGTTATTAATGGTTCTGATGAATCTGGTATTGATGTATTGCGTAATAAGATTAAAAATTATGCTTCGTCTATCTCGTTATCAGGTGGTCGAAAAGTAGTTATTATTGATGAAGCAGACTATCTAAATCCAAATTCCACCCAACCAGCGTTGCGTGGTGCAATCGAGGAGTTCTCCTCAAACTGTTCGTTTATCTTTACTTGTAACTTTAAGAATAGGATTATTGATCCAATTCATTCTAGGTGTTCAGTAATTGACTTTAAAATCAATGGCAACAAAGCAAAGATGGCTGCTCAATTCTTTAAGAGAGTTGAGTGGATTCTGGAACAAGAAAACATTAAATATGATAAAGAGGTGGTGGCTGCGGTCATTACTAAACATTTTCCCGATAATCGTAGGATATTAAATGAACTTCAACGTTACTCCGTTTCTGGTGTTATTGATAAAGGTATTCTTTCTAATGTTACTGATGTACAACTTGATGCTCTGGTACAAGGGTTAAAAGATAAAGATTTTGGATCCGTTCGCAAGTGGGTCACAAACAACTTAGACAATGATCCAACCAAAATCTATCGTAAGTTATATGATACATTATATGAACAGTTGAAAGCTAATGCAGTTCCACAGTTGGTTCTACACCTTGCCAAATATCAATATCAAGCGGCTTTTGTGGCTGACCATGAAATCAATATGGTTGCCTGTTTGACTGAAATTATGGTAGACTGTGAGTTTAAATAATGCCTGATTTATTCAAAGACATTATACCCTCAATACTCCAGACCAAAAAGAATGTACTACAAGATGAACTAGATGTAAAAGATTATACACCTTTTGTTGTAAATCGTGCTTTGTCCTATCATATGGATTGTATTCTATATGCCAATGAGATGAATCTGTATCCAGAAATGGATAAAGACCTTCAATATCAGTACCTTCTAAATACCATCAGGTCGATGAAACGGAAATTCCAACCGTGGCAGAAAGCATCGGCCGACAAGGATTTAGAATGTGTCAAGGAGTATTTTGGTTATTCAAATCAAAAAGCCAAAGAGGCTTTGCGGATTCTAAATGATGAACAAATCGCTGAAATAAAAGCAAATACAATAAAAGGCGGAGTGAACAAATCATGATTTTAATTACAGATTTGGTAGAGGTTACCCTAGCGGAAAAGGATGATTTCCTTAAAGTCCGTGAAACACTAACACGAATCGGTGTCGCATCTAAGAAGGACAGAATTTTATATCAATCTTGCCATATTTTACATAAGCAAGGTCGTTATTACATCGTACATTTCAAAGAGTTGTTTGCATTAGATGGTAAACCAACAGACATATCAGAGAATGATTTGTCCCGTAGGAATGCTATAACAAAGCTATTACAAGATTGGGAATTGGTTAAAGTGTTGAATAACAAACAGATTGAGGAACCACCTCCAATCTTTCTATCACAAATCAAGATCCTATCACATAAAGAAAAAGACGAATGGGAATTAGTACCAAAATACAATATTGGTAAGAAACCAGGAGTTTATTAAAACTGATATAAATAATAGTGTGATGCCTTCGGGGTCACATTTTTATAACTCGCTTAACTAAGGAGAAATCTATGAGCACAATATCCCTATTTCCTAAATGGGAATCACTTCACAAAACTTTGGATCCTTTCACAATCGGCTTTGATGATGTATTAAGTCAATTAGAGAAAGTTCACTCCAACATGGCCAAAACAATTCCTGGCTACCCTCCATATAATATCAAACAAGTCAAAGATAACAAGTATGTCATCGAAATGGCAGTTGCTGGTTTTGCCAAGACCGACATTGAAGTTACTTTAGATGGTGATAAACTGGTAATCAAAGGTACCTCAAAAGACACCGATCCTGATGAAGCTTATGTTTACAAAGGTATTGCAGCACGGAACTTTGAACGGACATTTACATTGGCTGATAAGGTAGAGATTAAAGATGCCGAAATCGTTAATGGTATGTTAAATATCTGGTTGGAAAACATCGTTAAGGCACAAGATGCCATTAAAAAGATTGCCATTAAGTCAAAAGACTAAGTGGTAAACTTGTAGGAGGCTCTTGCCAGCCTCCTATTTTTCATGTATAATGGACTCTTATTATGATTAAGGTGAAACTATGAGTACCAAAATTGAGTTGTTTTCTGTGCACCAAAGACATTTATTTGATGCTACATCCAAAGATGATATGAAGCTTGCCAAAAACTTCTTTATCAGACACGCATGGGGTCCTGATGGATGTCCATTCTTTCTAGAAGTTCCATGGTTGAATGTTCCAGATATGCTTAAAGACCGAATCATGAAGTTCCATCTTGATATAAAAAACTAAATAACGGAGTGCGAGTAACATAGGTATTATGCCAATTATTGGGTCAATTTTCTAAGGAGAGACCTAATGAAGTTAAGTATAGTTGGTTGTCCCGATAAAGAGCGATTCAGGCCTTATGTGAAGCGTGCCGCTATTTTTTATACAAACGAACTTATTTCTAAAAAGTTATTGGAAAACATATACTTGAAGATAAAGTTTAGTAAAGCTTTAGATGTGCTTGGTTATGCCGAAGTGAAAGAATATAATAATTCTGGTAAACCAAGAGAATTTGAAATAGAATTAAATTATCATATTAGTGGTCCTGATGTATTAAAAACTTTGGCACATGAACTTGTACATATTAAACAGTTTGTTTATGGTGAAACCAACGAAGCCTTAACTCGTTGGAAAGGTAATAAAGTTTCTAATGATATTGATTACTGGTTTGAACCATGGGAAATAGAAGCAAGAGGATTAGAATTGGCACTATTCACTAAGTTTGCTATTGAGGAGAAACTTTGGAATGTGTTTAAGGATGTAAATAATTTAGATGAACCAATTGAGATAGAACCTTTAGGATGGAAAGAATACAGTTGAATAGATTTTGCTTTAATAAAGTATTAGTTGGGATTTTTTTAATATATCATCAAGGTTGCCAAGCAGACTTTTTGGAATCAACCAAACTAATAGAAATCAAACAAGGATCGGAACTTTCAAGTAAGATGGAGTTATATCGTACTGGAGGTTATGAGTTGTCTACTGGTTCTCCACAAAACTTTAAAAGTTGGTATTCTACACCGTTTACTGATTCGAGGGTTTCGTTCATATCTCAAATAAACCGAAACCTTGGAGTAATTTGGGGATTTAGTACTGGAGAAAAGGCACCAAAATATTTGGTTGAACCTAGTATTAAACTTGGTTTAGTAGCACAATATGAGTTTGATAATAAATCATTTATATCAATCAGAGGTACTACAGTTATAGGTGGTCGTTTAAAAGAGTCCAGTTGTACGGCAGATTATGGAGATATTGGAGGAGTTCAACAAGTTAATTGTCGATTGGCTGCAACTACATTGCAACCATCACAGACACTACAGTACCTACATAATGAAAAGCCTTACAACTACAACACCCTATTGGTCCAATACACCAAAAGATTTGAGTAGTTTTTTTTAATGCAGTATTTTTTTATGAAAGTTTTAAAATGAAAAAGCGAGTTCCAAAGATATTATTTTTAATTACTGGTACACTATTAACACCACTAGTATTTTCCCAAACATTACAACCATGGATGAGTCCTGAAGTTACTGATGCTTGGAAGTCTGGGTTTAAAGGACAAGGTACAACAATCACCGTTGTGGATGATTTTAATTCCAAAACCAAATTATTTGGAAGTTTCGATGGAGTTAGAAAATCACAACAACATGGTAAATTCACTTCCGATGAAGCAAGTTTAATTGCTCCTTTGGCAACAATTAGAACACAAGATTTTAATAATGGTGCAGCTGTTGGATTATCTGCATCAGGTTTAAACATAATCAATTTGAGTTACGCATCATATAATCTTGCTGGATATTCTATCAATCAAATTGGATGGAACAATCGAGAACAATCGATAATTAATCATGCTATGAATGGTAATGCTGTTGTTGCTAAAGCTGCTGGTAACGATTATGGTACGGCAGTAGGTGCTAGTAACGGGAGTGGAAAAGTTGATTATTTAAATGTGGCTTTAATCAATACAAAATCTGCCATCTTTGCTGGTGCTCTTGATAAGAATGGTACTACAACCAATAAAGCAAATATGGCAAATTATTCGAATGTAGCAGGAACTAATACTGCTGTCCAAAATAAATTCTTAGTTGTTGGTGTAACAGGTGGTAGCGATCCTTATTACAAATTATATGGTACTTCTTTTGCAGCACCTGTGATATCTGGTTACTCAGCAATTTTAGGTAGCAAATTTACCACAGCATCTGCTCCTGCAATATCAAACCAACTTTTGAGTACAGCAAGAACGGATACCATTAATAATTATAATGCCAATATTCATGGTAAAGGTGAAGCAAGTATTACCAGAGCACTAGCTCCTGTAGCGATTAAGTAATAATAATCACTATATGAACCCTAGTCTAATCCACTAGGGTTTTTTAGTCTCCAGAGCCTTATTTCACAACGTTGTTTTTTTACAACACCATGAAAATAGTGCTTGACTTATTCCTTGGTTAGTGTATAATGGTACTATTAATTGAGAGGAAACTAAATGAAAACAGAAATATTAAGTAACCAAGCTTGTGTTAATTATATCAATGGTCGTTTACATTTGATTAAAGAATTGATTGCTGATGAAGCTAAGTTTGATAGCATTACTAGGGAAACAGTTGATAAACAATTTGAAAAGATTAAAGAATATTTGAGTGTCGTATACACTAGAAAATAAAAGTTTTACTCGGTTCGTCTATCGGTTAGGACACCCGCCTTTCACGCAGGTAAG